ATCAAGTTCTAAACTGCTTTCTGTAGACTTCAACGCTGGTCAAGGTTCTATAAGAAACGGTCTAGTCTCAAGTGGAAAACTCAGAGGATTTGATATGTACAAATCTAACAATATCGCTGCGACATCAAACGCAACTGGTAAAGTGTTAGCTGGACATATTTCATCTACTGCAACTGCTCAAACTATCATCTCAACTGAAGTCTTAAGAGACCCAAGTTCATTTGGTGATATCGTTAGAGGATTGCACGTTTATGGTTCTAAGGTACTTAGACCAGAAGCGATAGTAGGTGCTTTCTACTTAATCGACTAATTGTTGAACACGGGGGAGTCTTCGGACTCCTCCACTTTTTATAGGAAAAATTATGAAAAACTTATATTTAATTTTAATCGGCTTATTTGCAACTTCATGTGCTACTGTTAATTCAGTAATTGAAGGTGGTAAAGACATAGCTATGACTACAGTTGATACAACTGTTAAAACTGCTGGTTCTATCTCAGGAGCAGCTTTGCAAGATGTTAGTGGCGTTGTTAATACGGTAGCTGAAACTTACGAAGGAGTAATTGATACAGTTGTTGAAAACATTGATGAGCAAACTAACGAACTTCAAAATAAACCAGAATAGTTTATAAGGTATAATTATGAAAAAAATGAAATACGGATACAAACACGGTGGGTCTACTAATATTGGAAATGAAATGGCTAGACGTGAAAGTCACAGTGATGACAAAAGAAAGCCTATGAAAAAAGGTAGAATGGTTTATGGTACGGGTGGCGAAGTTATGCCAAAAGCTAAACCCTGTTAAGATGAAAGTTCAAGCACCTAAAGGCTATCACTGGATGAAGTCCGGTAAGTCTTATAAACTAATGAAAGACCCTAAGACAGGTTATGCAGCTCATAAAGGAGCTAGTAAATCTGCAAACTTTCCAATTCAAAAAACTCATAAGAAATAATGGCAACAACATACCTAGATTTAACTAACGAAGTACTAAGAGAACTCAACGAGATACCTCTAACTTCTGCAAACTTTGCAAACGCTGTAGGACTTCAACAGTTTGTCAAGGATGCCATCAACAAGTCTATATTCGATATAGCAAATGAAGAACCACAGTTACCGTTTTTCACAGCAGGTGAAAGTGGTGTAACTGACCCCTTCTATGGAAACGTGACCGTAGCTACAACAGCAGGTACTAGATGGTACGAACTGAAAGAAAGTAGCTCAAGCATCGCAGATGATTACGCTTCGATAGACTGGGATGATTTTTATTTAACCACAATTAACGTCAGTGGTGAATCAGCTCCTTTTGTCTCAAGAGGATTAAAGTTTTTAAACTTAGCTGATTGGAAAAGATATTACAGAGACAGTGAAAACGAAGATGATGCTAATACACAAGCTTATGGAGAACCAAAGTTTGTTATTAAATCACCAGATGCAAGGAAGTTTGGCTTAAGTCCAATACCTGATAAAGAGTACAACGTACACTTTTATGCATTTGAAAAGCCTACAAAACTTGTAGCACACGGAGACACAGTTGTATTTCCAGAACAATACACGAATGTTATAACTGCAAAGACAAGATATTATATTTGGCAGTTTAAAGAATCTCCACAACAAGCAGCTTTTGCTATGGATGATTATAAAAAAGCGATGAGGACTATGAAGTCTAATCTGGTAAACCCAACTCCTCGTGCAATGACAGACGACAGAAGATACTTTTAATTTATGGCAGCATCACAACCTTATACAGTTGCATGTTCCGGTGGTTTAGTTAAGTCTAGTAATTCAATAGACTTACTTAAAAGTCCCGGTGTAGCTAGAGAACTTAGAAACTTTGAAGTCTCTATTGAGGGTGGTTATAGACGTATCAATGGCTTTGCAAAGTTTGGTGGTGCTAGTGCAGTACAACCAACTGGAAGTGCTGATACAATTTTAGGTGTTACTCCTTATGCTGATGGCGTTATAGCCTGTGCAAGTACTAACATTTATTTTAGTCAAGATGGTATTACATGGGTGACCATTAATAAACTATCTGCTGGTGGTGGCGATGATTACGCAACCTTTACAGGTAAAAGTGTTACAGCCAGAACTGGGCAAGGTCAAATAAGTTTTGCAATCTTTGAAGGTGCTGGACAAGACTACGGTGAGATAATTATAGCCGATGGAGCTAATAAGCCTTTTAGTTTTAGAATGGAAGGCACAGGAGCTTTAAGCTCTAGAACATTTTTTACCGAAGAGATAACTGTTACAGGTACTAAAGGCGTAACACACGTTACAAGTCACGACCATCATTTAATTGCTGCTGGTGTTGAAGACAACGAAAACACAGTTTACTACAGCGTTTATAATGACCCTGATAACTTTACAGGTTCTGGAGCAGGTTCAGTAACCATTTCAGATAAAGTTGTAGGTATTAGAGGATTCCGTGAAGACTTAATTGTTTTCTGTGAAAATAGTTTACACAAACTTGTCAATATTAACGATTCAAATAATATTCGTATTGACCCTATCGCAGAAAACGTAGGCTGTTTAAGTGGTTACAGTATTCAAGAGATAGGTGGTGACCTTATCTTTTTAGCACCTGATGGACTAAGAACGGTTGCTGGTACTGCAAGGATTGGAGACGTTGAGTTAGGAACTGTCAGTAAAGCTATACAGCCTTTAGTTACAGACCTTGCAAACTCTATCAATACTTACACAATAAGTAGCATGGTACACAGAGACAAGTCTCAATATAAATTATTTTATACAGATGCTACCGTTGATGCAAACCAACAAAGAGGAATTGTAGGTACGTTAAGACCTAACGGTTTTGAATGGTCAGAAACAAGAGGAATAGAAGTTACAGAAATAGGAGCTGGATTTAATGAGGTTGGGATTGAGGAACATTATCACGGGTCTACTGGAGGTTATGTGTATATACACGATTCAGGTAATGACTTTGATGGTACTGCTATTTTAGCAAGATATGAAACTCCTGATTATGACTACGGTGATTTAGGAACTTTAAAAACTTTACACTTTGTAAAAGTTTCAGCAAGTGCAGAAGGTCTTGTAGAACCAGACGTTCAAGTTAGATTTGATTATGGTAATACAGATACACCACAGCCACCTAATCTATTTGACTTAGGAACTATTAATCCTCCGTCTGTTTTTGGTGAAGCAATATTTGCAACCAATGTATTTGGTGGTGGTAAAAATCCTCTAGTCAGAGTAGCTTTACAAGGCAGTGGACACAGTAACAATTTTACATTTATAAGTGAGGATACAAAACCTCCATACACAATTAATGGTCTTTACGTAGACTTTATACCTTCAGGCAGGAGATAAACAAAGATGGCAATAACAAAAGTAACAAGTTCAGTATTAGATGTAGATATACCTGCATATAAATCTTTTGGCACAGACTCCATAATGATTGGAGATACAACCACAGGCACGATTGATGCAGCAGATAATAATGTTGGTGTAGGTGTAGATGTCTTTGCAACTTTGACAACTGGTGATAGAAATATAGCTATTGGTACTAGTTCACTAACAGCTAATACAACAGGTGCTAGAAATGTTGCGATTGGACATCAAGCATTATTAACTAATGTAAACGGAAGTAGGTCAGTAGCAGTTGGTCATAATGCTTTAAGTGTTCAAAATTATTCAAGTGCTACAAATGGATATAATGTTGCTGTAGGACACGAAGCATTGGCATCAAATACTACTGCGATTAATAATACTGCAGTTGGTGCTTTAGCTTTAGATGCAAACACCACAGGAACAGGTAATACTGCTGTAGGAACAGATGCAGGTACAAATATTACCACAGCATCAAATATGACTTTTATTGGCAAAGGTGCTGGAGATAATGTAACAACAGGAGGCTCAGGACATACCTGTGTAGGAGCAAATGTGCAACCTGCTTATGCATCAGGTAGTAATGGTGAATTTGGTTTTGGTAGAGACTTAAGCACAAATGGCTCAGGTTATTTTACTGTTGGGGCAAGTACTAGTAAAGGATATTATCTTTATGGTAGTACAAATGGTTTTACAGCAGGTTCAGATGAAAGATTAAAGGAAGAAATTACAGATTCTACTGTAGGGTTAAGTTTTATAAATGACTTAAGACCAAGAACTTTTAAATGGAAAAAAAGAAAAGATATTCCAAATGATATGCCTCAATACAAAGAAGGTTCAGAAGTAAGACATCTAAACTTAGAAAAAGTACAGCTTGGTATGATTGCACAGGAAGTAAAAACAGCCATAGACAATCATCCAGAATTACCTGCTGGTTTTAGTGGATGGACTACAGATGTTGAAGGAACACAATGTTTAGAATATGTTGGGTTTATTCAACCTTTAATTAAAGCAGTACAAGAGTTATCAGCAAAATGTGATAGCTTACAAAATGAAATTAACATTCTTAACGGAGAATAAAATGCAAACAGTAACAGAAGTACTAACAGCAGCAACAGATAGCGTTAACCTTATTAATGGAGTTAATACTGGAACTTGGGAAGTTGTAGATATGACCCAAGAAGAAATCAACGATATGATTCAAAGAAATGTAGACCATCTTGAAATTATCTTGGCTTACACAGACCCAGATGTAGTAGGAGACTCATTAGATAAGTCTAGCTACACAGATGCAATTGCTACAGGAAACACTTACATCACAGACAACAGCTAAATAAAAACACACGGAGAATAGATAATGGCAAGTTACACTAGACAAAGTTCGTTTGCAGACGGTGATACAATCACTGCTGCTTTATTTAATAACGAATTTAACCAACTTGTAAACGCTTTTCACAACTCTACAGGGCACAAACACGATGGCACAACAGCCGAAGGACCTGTTATAGGGTTGATTGGAGATGCAGGAGAAACTTCTCCGAACAACAAAGTACTGATAGATACAACCAATAACTACATTGAATTTTATGTAGAAGTATCTAGTAGCCCGGTACAACAACTTTATATCTCTGATGGGGCTATTGTTCCTGTCACAGACAGTGATGTTGACTTAGGTACAACAAGTTTAAGATTTAAAGATACCTACACAGATACAGTTACTACAACAGGTAACGTAAGTGTTGGTGGTAATCTTACAGTCACAGGTAACGCTACTATCTCTGGTAATCTTACATTTGGTGATGCAGACACTGACAGCATTAACTTAGCTGCTGAAATTGATTCAAATGTTATACCAAACACAGATAACACTTATGACTTAGGAAGCTCTTCAAAAGAGTGGAAAGATATTTACATTGACGGTACAGCTTACTTAGATGCTATTAATTTTAATGGTACTGCTATTACCTCTACTGCTGCTGAACTAAATATATTAGATGGAGTAACATCCACAGCAGCCGAACTAAATATTCTTGATGGGGTCACTGCTACTGCTGCTGAAATTAATACTCTTGATGGTATTACTTCAACAGTTGCAGAACTCAACATTCTTGATGGTGTTACATCAACTGCAGCAGAGTTAAATCTTTTAGATGGCAAAGCTTTTCTTGATGAAGATGATATGTCTTCAGACAGTGCTACAGGTATTGCATCCCAACAATCTATCAAGGCTTATGTAGACTCTCAGGTGACCGCACAGGACTTAGATTTTCAAGGAGATAGTGGAGGTGCACTTTCAATTGACCTCGACTCAGAAGCTCTCACAATCGCTGGTGGAACAGGTTTAGATACAGTAGGTTCAGGTAACACTGTAACAGTTAATATAGACTCTACAGTTGCTACACTGACAGGCTCTCAAACCTTAACAAACAAAACACTTACAAGCCCTGTAATCAATACAGGCGTATCAGGTACTGCAATATTAGATGAAGATGATATGTCTTCTGATTCAGCTACACAATTAGCTACCCAGCAGTCTATTAAAGCTTATGTAGATTCTCAAGTTACTGCTCAAGATTTAGATTTAACAACAGACAGTGGCACGATAGCCATAGACCTTGATAGTGAAACTTTAACAATCGGTGGGACATCTAACGAGATTGAAACATCTGCTACAGGCAATGCAGTTACAATAGGTATTCCAGCAGCAGCAGAGATTACAACATCTTTAGGTATTGGTGGTGGTTCTACAAATGGTGTAGTTATATCACAAGGTGCTATCTCAATTAAAAATGGTGGTACACAATCATACATAGATTTTTATTGTGAATCAGCTAATGCTCATTATGCAAGATTACAAGCACCAGCACACGGTAGCTTTAGTGGTAACCCAACTTTAACTTTACCAGCTACAGCAGGAACTCTAGTAGGTTCAGGCGATAGTGGTACAGTAACGAATACAATGTTAGCAGGAAGTATTGCTAATAGTAAACTTTCAAACTCTACAGTTTCATACGGTGGTATATCTTTAGCACTAGGTGCTTCAGATGCTACACCAGCTTTTGACCTTACAGATGCAACGAATTACCCGACAAGTTCTTTAACAGGAACTATTACCAATGCTCAGTTAGCTGGGTCTATTGCAAATGCAAAACTTGCAAACTCAAGTATTACAGTTTCCGGAGGAACAAGTACAACAGCAATAGCTCTTGGAGGAACTATAACATTTGCTGGGACTACTAATGAAGTTGATGTTTCTGAAAGTTCAGGCACAATTACTTATGGTTTACCAAGCGATGTAACGATTACAAATGATTTAACAGTCTCTAATGACTTAGTAGTTTCAGGAAACTTAACAGTTACAGGTACGACTACACAGACTGGTCCTATTGTATCTGATGATAACTTTACAGGGCTTACTAATGGTAACACAGGTAACGCTACAGACTTTGGACTTTATGGTAAATATGTAGAGTCAAGCACAACTAAATATGCTGGTCTTTTCTATGATGCATCAACAGATAATACATTTAGATTATTTGCTGATACGCAAACAGAACCAGCTACTACGGTCAACACAGGTGCTACAGGTTATGCTGCTGCAGATTTAATTATTGCAGGACTT